CTGTACTCGATGCAGTATGTTGGCCCTCCATACGTATGGTCGTTCAACATCCTGATGGACAATATCTCCATCATGTCGCCAAACGCTGCTGTCACGATCAACAACGTGACTTACTGGATGGGCGTGGACAAGTTCTATATGTACTCTGGCCGCGTTGAAACGCTGCCGTGTTCGTTGCGCCAGTACATATTCAATGACATCAACAAGGATCAGGCATACCAAGTGTTTGCTGGATCCAATGAAGGCTATAACGAGATATGGTGGTTCTATTGCTCTAATGGATCCAACGTCGTTGACCGTTACGTGATTTACAACTACCTCGACAGAGTTTGGTATTACGGCACAATGGGTCGTACCGCGTGGCTGGACTCCGGTATTCGCCCGTACCCTATGGCGGCGAACTATGAAAATCGGATCCTATATCACGAATCTGCTGTGGATGATGTCTCTGGCCTTTCTCCTGTTCCTATCTCTGCTTATGTGCAGTCGTCCGACTTTGATATTGGTGACGGCCATAACTTTGGTTTTGTTTGGCGGATTCTTCCTGATGTCAACTTCAATGGTTCCAACGTTGACAAGCCATACGTCACGATGACGATCCGCCCGCGCCAGAACTCTGGTACGCCATACGGAGCATCCGACAACCCTCGTGTTCAGAGCCAGGACAACTATCGTCAGCGTGGCGTGTATACGATTCAAGAGTTTGATGGGCAGGTATACACCCGTCTGCGCGGCCGTCAGTTGGCATTCCGAATTGAGTCGGACAGCCTTGGCGTTGCGTGGCAACTGGGTACGCCGCGCATTGACATCCGAGACGACGGTAGGCGGTAATGGCTAAAAGCCTACGTTCAACGCGCGCACCCAACCAGCCTATTGCGCCGGTTGATTACGCACAGCAATACCAAGACCAGTTCGCAAATGCGCTGCGCCTGTACTTTGAGCAGATAGACAACTTCACCGGGGTTCTGATGCAGAACTCTGGCGGTCGTTTTCTTAGTTTTCCGTATCTTACGGCCAACGATACCAGCGACCAGTACGACGGATCGACAACCATCCCGTATGCTATGCGGTTCAATACAGTCGAGTTCAGCAACGGTGTTTCAATAGAGTCCAGAAACTTTGTTGGAATTGGCGGCATAGCGACAACCACGTTGACCATCACGTCTGTCACATCTGGCCGCATGTATCCGGCCAACCTTTTGTCAGGTGTTGGTGTTACAGCAGGAACCTATTCGTACCTACAGACTAGCTCCACAGCTACGCCAATCGCCGGAACCCAGACTTTTGTAAGCGGTGGGGGCGCTGGCACAAATTCGTTTGTTGTGTCAGGCGGCAACAATCTCATTGAGGTTCGCCAGTTTGTTTCTGGTACAGGCGTTCCTGCAAATACACGGGTTACTGCCGTATCCTACGACTCAGGCACAGGCAACACCACAGTTACGCTGGGGGCAAATTTTACGGTTCAAGCGTCTGGCAACTATGTCTTCAGACCATGGGGTTACGAGGGAACGTACTTGGTAAGCCCGTCTCAGACCGTCCCGGCTGGCACCACTATTACGGCAACGCTCCCGTCCAAGATTACATTTGAGTATGCCGGCATATACAACCTTCAGTTCAGCGCCCAGTTTACAAATACCGATACCCAGATCCACGATATTGACATCTGGTTCAAGCAGAATGACGTTGACATACCAAACAGCAACAGTATTTATTCTGTAACGGCAAAGCATGGTGGCGTAGACGGCCACATGATTGCTGCCTTAAACCTGTTTGTAGAAGCTCAAGCCGGCGACTATGTAGAAATAGTCTGGCACACGAGCGACTCATCCGTATTTATTGAGACCATACCGGCTCAAGTTTCCCCGGTTAGACCGGAAACACCAGCAGTTATCATAACGGTAGCGTTTGTATCGGAACTAGCTGAATGATAAACTTTTCATGGATTCTAGGAGTGAGCCATGTTCGTAGTTGATGACGCAATGTATGCCGCGGCGATTATCGCCATGGAAGAGGCTGCCGCAGCAGCAGCCGCCGAAGCCGCAGCCACCGCCGCTGCCACAGCTGCCGCTGAAACTGCAGCCGCTGGCGCCGCAGAGGCAGGCATTACAGCCGCCGCTACGGACGCAGCAGCCACGGCCGCAACCACTACTGCCGCAGAGGTAGGCGGTACTGCAATCGGCACGGAAGGCACCACGGCAGCCGCCCTAGAGGGTACGCAAGCTGGTATTGAGGCAGCAGTACCAGAGGCAGCTCAAGCCGCCGAAGCCGCAACTCCGCTAGAAGCGGCTGGCGCAGAGGCCCCAACGGCAGCAACCCCAGAAGCCCCGGCAGGTATTGAGCAGGCCGCAGCCACTCCTCCAGCCCCGGCAGAGGCGGCAGCTCCGCAACCACCAGCCGGTATTGAACAAGTTCCGACCCAGCCAGCTACGCCGGTAGAACCGGCTGGCGCCCAGCCACAAGGCATTTCGCAGGCAGACATGCAAGCCTATGACCAGATGCTATCTGAGACACAGGGTCAGCCAGTGGACATGAATGCCTATGAGCCAACTGCGTCAACGCAAGGCACGACAGATGCAGGCGGTCAGCAGCTTATTCCAAAGCAGCCTTTACAAAACGCTACAGAGCCATTTTTTGAAAATGGCCAACAATTGATTCCTAAAGAGCCGGCTGGCATTGAACAAGTTCAACCTGATCTGGCCCAAGTTCAAGCAAGCCCGCAAGGCGATATCGTAAACGGTGTGCAGACTAGCGCAAACCCGACTCCAAATCTGCCAACCTCATCGTCCAATCAAAATCCTTTCATTAAGGGCTTTGAGTGGGTAGAAAAGAACCCGACCAAGGCTTTGGCTTTGACCACTACAGCAACTGGCCTGATCGGCGGAGCCATGCAGGGCAACAACAGCATGCCGTCGTCCACGACTTCGACCTATAACGGCCCGCTCAGCAAGTACAAGCTGTCACCAAACTTCCGCGGCTCTACAGCCACGCCTAACGTCTACAAGGCAGGCTACGCACAGGGTGGCCCGGTTGAGCGTATGAGCCAGATGGACATCCCCAGCCAATACCCTATGGGCATGCAGGATCACACTCAGTACGCTACCCCAACCCAGATGCCAACTAGCGCCGAGGTAGTCCGTGCCGATTACGACACGAAGACTGACCCACGCTTTGGCACCCAAATGGCAGCTGGCGGCATTGCCGGCTACGCTAGTGGCGGCGACCTGATGACTACGCTGGATCGCTACAACGAGATGATGTACGGCCGCCCACAAGCGCCATCTTCTGATCGCGGCGATGTCGGTATTTACTACGATCTAGATCCGGATACCAAATACAAGGACGCACTATCGGCTTCCCAGATCCGTCTGGACAAGATCGACAAGCGCGCTAACCTGCCGAAGCAAAAGACCGGCATTAAGCCGCAACCACTTGGCCAGATCAAGGTTGGCCCGGCAAGTGCAAAAGAAGACAAGCGCTCCACCGATGAGGACGAGTTTGCCAAAGGCGGCATCACTCAGATCCAGAAGTACGGCATCGGCGGTGAAGTCGCCAAGTTCAGTCAAATGATGCAGCCCGGCGGTTTCGTTGGCGACACGCAGGATAAGTTCTATGCCATCGCCCACCCAGAAGGCTGGCTAGGCGACAAGGCTGAAGAGATCGCTCCGGGTGGTACGCTTGGCCAGATCCATGACGCAGCCACTCCCGGCCGTGCAGAGTATCTGCGCCGCAAGCGCGAAGGCATCGAGCAGAAACACTTTGCAGCAGGCGGCAAGACTCCGATTCTGGCCGCTCCACGCACCACATACAGAACAGAAACCACCTACGACGAAGGCGGCAATCCGAGCGAATATCAGGTTGCCGAGACATATCAGCCTTCTCAGAGCGTCCTATCAAGTAAGTTCCAGCGCAGCGCAGACGTAGCCCCTACGCGGTACGCTCCCGCCTATCAGCAGGCGCCAGCCCCTCAATCCATGGGTAGAGTATGGAGCGCTGCAAATGCCCCAGCAGCAGGTATCGTTCAGATTCCGCAAAACCCTGGTCGAGCATGGAACCGTGGCGACCTTCGTCGTGCCGGTGGCGGTGAGGTGTACGATCTTGGCGGTTACGCCCACGGCGGCAACCCACGCCTCCTGCAAGGGCCGGGCGATGGCATGTCGGATAACATCCCGGCAACTATCGGTGGCAAGCAACCAGCCCGTCTGGCTGATGGCGAGTTCGTCGTACCGGCTGACGTGGTTAGCGCACTTGGCAACGGCTCTACTGAGGCTGGCGCCCGCGAACTGCACGGCATGATGGATCGTATCCGCGGTGCAGCCCATGGCAAAAAGACCCAGCAGCGCAAGGTAAAACCCGGTAAGGTGATGCCTAAATGAGCGTAACTATTCGACCCGTAGAAATCCCGAACGTCTACCGCGTTTGGGATAAGGTCGAGCCTTTCCTCAAAAGCGCTGAGGATAAATACGAGAACCCGGAGTACAACGTTTCCCATATCAAAGGGATGCTTACCTCCGGGCAGTGGGTGCTTCTGGTGTTTGTTGACGAAAACAACGACATTCAAGGGGCGCTCACCCTGTCATTTGTGAACTACCCGAACGACCGCGTTGCCTTTATCACGGCCGTTGGGGGTAAACTACTGGCAGAAGAAGCTACGGCAGATCAGCTTGCCGACATCTGTAGGGCATACGGTGCTACCACCATTCATGGTGTGGTCAACAAATCTATCGCTCGCCTTTGCGAAAGCAAGTTGGGTTTCAAAGAGCGAGCAATCTTAGTGGAACGTAGATTATGAGCAAGTACAACGCTGGGATGTTGGAAGCTGGGATGATCCCCGGCGATCTGGGCGCATTCAAAAAAGAAGCCGGTCGAACGAAGCTTTACTTCGGCGGCGGCGGATCTGGCGGTGGCGGCACCACGCAGAGTACGGGTACCACCTACCAGACCAACCTGCCTGAATACGCGCGTCCGTACGTCGAGACAATGCTTGGCGCTACGCAGCAGCAACTGTTCAATACGGAGCAGGGCGCAAATGGTGACATCAACATCACCGGCTTCCGCCCGTACACGCCGTACAGCACGAACATGCAGGACTACGTTGCCCCGTTCAGCCCGCTGCAGCAACAGGCTATCTCCGGTACTCAAGCCCTGCAAATGCCAGAACAGTTCTATCCAGCGTCCGACGTGGCAGCCCAAGGCGCCTACGGTTCGCTGCAAGCGCTTCCGCAATCGCAAGCCATGGTTGGTCAAGCGCTAGGATATGGCGGTCAAGGCGTTGGTTACGGCGCTCAAGCTGCTGGCTACGGCGCACAGGGCGCTATGCAAGCTGGCCGTGGTGCAGAACAAGCTGCCCGTATGGCAGGGATGTATGGCCAACAGGGTGCAATGACTGGCCGCGAGGCTCTTGGTTATGGCGCCCAAGCTGCCGGCTACGGTGGCCTCGGTGTAGAAGGTGCCATGCAGGGTTTTGGCGCTGGCGAACGATACGCCCAGCAAGCTACTACTCCGTCGTCCGTCCAAGCCTACATGTCTCCGTACATGCAGAACGTGGTGGACTATCAAAAGTCGCAAGCAGCCCGTGACTACGCTATCGGCCAGCAAGCTCGCAAAGCTCAAGCAGTCGGCCAAGGTGCATTCGGCGGCAGTCGTCAGGCCATCGTAGAGGCAGAAGCTCAGCGTACGCTTGGCTCGCAGCTGCAAGGTATTGAAGCACAGGGCGCTCAACAAGCATTCCAGAACGCACAGCAAGCCCAGCAGTTCGGCGCAAACCTTGGTCTTCAAGGTCTGCAGGCTGGCTATCAAGGTCTGGGCATGGGTATCCAAGGTGCGCAGGCTGGCATGCAGGGTACTCAAGCCGCACAGGCCGCTGCTCAAACCGGCTTGCAAGGCGTTGCTCAACAGCTGGCCGCCCGTCAGCTTGGTCTGGCAGGTACCGCTCAAGGTATCCAAGGCGCCCAAGCAGGAATGCAAGGCGCACAGACTGGCCTGCAAGGCATCCAAGGTGCAGTCGGTGCTGGCCAATACGGTCTTGCCGGTCTAGGCCAGGGCATCCAAGGCGCCCAAGCTTTGGGCCAGCTTGGCACCCAGCAGCTCGCTGCCCAGCAGGGCATCCTTGGCGCTCAGTATCAGATGGGCACCCAGCAGCAGGCCATGGAACAGCAGAAGATCAATCAAGCTATCCAAGACTACGCTACTGCCCAACAGTACCCGCTCATGCAGCTCGGCTTCATGTCAAACATGCTGCGTGGTCTGCCTATGCAATCGACCAGCACGAACCAGTACGTTGCCGCACCGAACTATCTCACGCAGGCAGTCGGCGCTGTTGGTACTGGCGCTTCGTTGTACAACGCCTTGAAGGCCAAGGGCGGCGTCGTCGATTCCAAGAAGATGGCATCTGGCGGCATCGCTTCGTACAGCGTCGGCGGTAATGTCGAGTCTATCCTAGATGACATGACACCAGAGCAGCTGCGTCAGGAGATGAAGGAAACCTCCAGCCAGTCGGTTCGCAAGATGGCTGCCCGTATGCTGCAAGAGAAGAAGGCTGGCGGCGGTATCGTAGCCTTTGCAGAAGGCACTCCGGATCCAGACGAAGAGAAGAAGGATTACTCTGAAGTTCCGAGTGCGACGCCAGAGCAGATGGCAGCAGTTCGCACTAAGGAAGAGCCGGTTCGCCCAGCTCCAGCTCCTGCGGCACCACCTCCTGTTGCACCAGCTGGTATCCTGCAGGCAGATCCTGTAGCTCTGGCCGCCCAGAAGTCGCTGCAACAAGCACCTATGCCCGCATACCTGAAAGATGTGAATGCTGCGCTGCTGCAAGACTCGCTGAAGTCTGATGCCCAGCGCATGGAAGAGCAGAAGGCGCTACGCGAACAGTACGTTGGCCCGAACGTGGCAGCTCAAGAATACCGCCAGCAAGTTATGGCAGAGCGCGCTAACGCCGCTCAAGAAGCTGAACGTCAGCGCTGGATGCGCGCCGCTGAGTTCTTCTCTGGCTGGGGTTCGACTCCGGGGCCAACGATTGCTGCTGGCCTAGCTTCCATGAAGAAGGTAGTTCCCGATCTGATCAAGGACACGGATCAAGCCAAGCGCTACAAGCGTGAGCTGGATAAGGCTATCTACGATCTCGACAATGCCGACCGCTTGGAAAAGCTGGGCGATCTGGAAGGCATGAAGAAGGAAAAAGACAAGGCCATGGATCGCACGAAGACTGTGATCGCCAGCATGAATGACGCTTACAAAGAGCAGCAGGCTACTGCCCGCTCTGCGATGACGGCTGGCGCCAAAGAGTCTGCCGATGACAAAGCCTTGAACAATGCGGACAAAGAGGTCGAGCGCCGCATCAAGGCAGAGAAGAACCGGTTAGCCATCAAGGAACGCCAAGGCACTTTGACCGGCGATGATCTCCAGTATCTGGATCGACTTGAGCAAGCCATCCGCGATCAAGTCTATAAAGATCGCGGCATCAAGATCCCTGAAACTCCGCTCAATGCACCGAAGCGCCCAGAGGTTGTTGCCGAAGAGCGCGCCAAGGCTGAGAAGGTCATCAAGGAAAACACTCCGGGCATATTCAGCAAGGATACGCCAGAGAAAAAAGCCAAGCGAGAAGCCGCTCAGCGTGTGCTTGATGGAATGAGCGGATCATCAGATAATGACAGGAAACCACTATCGTCGTTTGACAAAGACAAATAAGGACAGGCTATGGCTTTTGATTACGAAGCTGCACGTGCGGAAGGTTACACCGACGCGGAGATTGCAGATCATCTGGCCAAGCGGTACAAGTTTGACATCGGCGGCGCACGGACGGCGGGGTATAGCGACCAAGACATTCTTGGCCACCTCGCCCCCAAGGCTGGTTTCCAGCTCACCCCACCCCCAGAGCCTGAGCAGACAACGCCCGGCCGATTGTCTCCCAAGTACGGCGGCAAGACGGACGAACCGCAAACTGAATACAAGCAGGGCAAAACGTCTAACCCGTTCCATGGCGCCATTGCCCGTGCGGCAAACGTTCTTGGTGAAGGCGTAGAGGGCGCAGCTCGCTTGGCAGAAGCGGGTGGTGATTGGCTTGAAAGCAAGATCTCCCTATCTGGACTGACAGAAGACCAGATCAAGAACGAGCGCCAGCTTGAGCCGCTGTTCCAGTTTGCCCAGTCTGCCAAGAACTGGTCTAAGTCAATCGGCTATGAGCCATCGACCAAGCTTAATGAGCTGACGGACAACCCGCTGAAAGCAGTTCCGTTCATTGCTGAGCGCGTCATCTCTTCGTCTCCGGACATGATTGCGGCGGTCTATGCCATGCCGGCGTACTTTGCATCTCGTACGAACGAGATCCTGAACGACCGTCTCAAGAACGACAACAAGACAATCGACAATGTCACCCTGGGCGACATCAGCGCCGCAGCAGGAGCGGCCGCGCTTGAAGTTTCGCTTGAGCGGTTTGCTACTAAGCATCTGCTCAAGGGCGCCCCGATAACGGGCAAGACCGCGCTTGGTCGTACAGCTAAAGAGGTAGGTTTCCAGTCCCTGACGGAAGGCGCAGAAGAAGGTATTGGATACCTAGGTGGCTCAGCTGGTACAGAGAAGGGTATCGACCCGAACGAGCTGGCACAAAACGTTATCGAAGGCGCTATCGTTGGCGGCGGCCTTGGCGGTGCAGTCAAAGGTACGCAAGAGGGTGCGAAGAAGTACGCTGAATACCGCGAGAAGAAGCGTGAATCTCTTCTGGCAGAAGGTGTTGATCCTGATATTGCAGACCAAGCCGTCAATCAGATGGACACTCAGCGCGAAGCTTTGGGCGGCGCGATGGAAGAGGTCAAGTCTGGCGAAGGCTTGAAGGATAACGGCGAGATTGATCTGGATTATCTGGAACAGAAATACGGCCGTCAGGAACCTGTGGCTGCTGAGCCAGCGCCGGCTCCTGTTGCTCCAGCTCCCGTTGCTCCAACCCCAGTTGCAGCACAGCCGATCATAGAAGAACCAGCGATTGTTGCGGCACAGCTGCCAGCAGCAGAGCTTCCTCCTATCCCGGAAGAGGAGCGCGTCATGCCCAAGGAGGTTGTCCTCCAGAACCGTGACCGCAGCACCCCGGCTTCGATCTCTCAGATGCAGGGCATCGCAGCCAAGCCTGACTACCTACGCCTTGGCACCAGCAATGTCGCCACTGTCGGTGCGCCTATCGTCTTTGGCGACGTCAAGTTCCCAGAGCAATTCCTCGGCAACGAGACCGTGGTTACGGACGAGAGCGGCAACCGCTATCCTATGCAGTACGCCGTGGTCGAAGCTGCACAAGTTATGCCGTCCAACCAAGCCGACGGTTCGGTCAACAAAGACTACGCCACATTCCAAGGCCTCCGCGCTATTGGCGGCAACGGCCGCATGGCTGGTTTGCAGGGTGCCTACCAGCGTGGCACGGCAGATACGTACCGTACAGACCTAGAGTCTGACCAGAACCACGGCATCGCACCAGAAGCTATCGCTGAGTTCACGAACCCAGTCCTAGTCCGCCTGATGGATCCGGACATGGTCGATGAGAACACGGCCGACAACTTCAATATCACCGGCACCCAGAATCTGGACGTAGTATCCAAGGCAGAGAACGACGCCCGTCGCGTCAATCTGGAGGCGCTGGAGTTCACGCAGGACGGATCCCTGACGACGGCCGCGGTCAAGAAGTTCATCGCCGCCATGCCGGTCGCCGAACAGAATGAGCTGATGACGAAGGAAGGCCAGCCAACGCAGGACGCTACGGCTCGTTTAGAACGGGCTATCTTCCAGAAGGCATACGGCAATTCGCAGCTGACGAACCTAGCATTCGCTGAGCAGAGCAACGAGTCAGCCAACATCCGCAAGGCAATGATGGAAGTGGCACCGCTTGTCATGCAGCTGGAAGGCGCCAACGAATACGACTTCCGCCCTGAGCTGAACGAAGCCGTGATGAAGGCCATCAACGCCAAGCGCTCCGGCCTGTCGCTGGACGAGGCTGCCCGTCAGATGGCTATCGACGAGCATCCGCTGGTCAATGACATTGTCCAGATGTTTGCAGACAACTCACGCTCATACCGCAAGATTGCTGACAACCTTGAGAGGCTGGCAGCTATGTCGCTGCACGAGTCGCGTCAGCCAGCGATTGACATGCTGGGAGACCGCCCGCGGCGCAGCGTCGAGCAAGTGCGCAAGGAGGCTCTGGCCAAAGCTGAAGACCTGATCACCAAGGCAGAGGAAGCTGCGCCAAAGGTTGAAGAGAAGAAGCCTGAAATCAAGGAAGAGCCGAAGTCTGCCGTGGCCAAGGAAAACGCAGAAGCGTTCGAGCGATTTGCCACGGAGCTTATGGGCAAGGGCAAGCGCACAGAAAGCGTCAAGACAATAACCAAAGACGGCGAAAAGATCGACCAGTGGACTGTCAGCGTTGCCGCTAATTTGAGCAAGTCACAGGCTGAGTTCTGGGAAAAGAACTTTGGCAAGAAGGACTCTGCCGTCCTCGTTGGCAGAAAGAACAACTACATTTCTGCAACTCTTAACAAGACAAGAACTCCGCAGCCCGTGAAGTCTGGTCGCAAGTACACGATCACATGGGAGGCTTCTGTTGGACACATCCCAGCAGACGTCCGCGCAGACAAGATGCGCGAGATTCATAACCGTATGCAGGAGCTGAACCGCAGCACGGAAAGATTCCCAGGCGCTAACTACGATCTGTCGCTTGATCAGATTAATGACAAGTACGCCATGGCTTCGATCAACCAGATCGACAATGAAATTAAACGGCTGGACAACAGCCTAAGAAAAGCGCAAGAGCGCAAGGGTGCGAAGACTGAAGAGCTGTGGCGCGGCACAGAGTTTGAAGGCCGCATTGACAAGATCCTCACAGACCTTCGTGAAGCAGGGGCAAAAGACTTTGCCGCAATGCTTAACCTTGGATTCAACAGCGACGTTAAGGCTGGCAAGCTGGATGATATTTCGTTCCGCGAGAATGCTGCCCGTAAAGAGCTTACAAGACTTGGAAAGCGCGAGCCTGTCAAGTTCGAGCCGATGACTGTTGATAAGTTCGACAGGGCATTCCTTGAGGTGGCGACGCTTCCTCTGGAAATCCGCGAAGCAGCCGTTGAGGCATGGAACAAGATTGCTCCGAAGTTGTACGGTATGGGGTTCAAGCTGTATGAGACATCAGGCTCTCCAAATGCAGAAGCCGTAGAGCTAGACAAGCAACTCAAGGGAATACCTAGCAGCCTGAAGTATCTGGCTGGCAGACGGTATCAAGACGCCACTAGCAAAACCAAATCTAACAAGCTGGCCGATGCCGAGAACATGGCGTCCGAAGCTATTGGTATAGACACAACCAAGTTCCCCGGCGTTGATACAACACGCAAGATGGACATCTACGGCGACTACAAAGATCGAGTTGCTGGCGAATACAAGATGGGCGAAGAGCTTGGCAAGATTCTTGACGAGGCTCCGAAGAAAGAAGCTGTTACTGAGACCGCAGAAGAAGCTCCGCTTGGCGTATCCGATGAAGACATGGCAGAGATTGCCGACGACTTTGCTGGTGCTATGGCATCCCAAGAGGATGAGGACGGGGTCGTAACTCACGTCTTTGATCCGCCAAACAAGGATGAGATTGTCCGTCTCGACGAGAAGACCCGCGTCTACGTGGCTGAACACGGCTGGATGACGCCTGCCGAGGCTAAGAAAGAAATCCAGAAGTGGAAGAAGAACGTCGAGAAGCAAGACAGAATGAACGTGAACGGGAACAAGATTGTCCTGTCGCTGTTCGACCTGTCTGGCGAATGGTCGAAGCCTTGGGAAGAAGCCGGCTACACGGTCTTCCGCTTTGACATTCAAGACGCAGACACCTACTACGATTCCGAGACTGAAGAAGAGAAGGTCGTTGGCGACATCAACAACTTCTCTGTCCAGTTCTTCAATGATCTGTTCGGCGACTTCGACGGCAACGACATCTACGCCATATTGGCTGCCTGTCCGTGTACCGACTTTGCGTCCAGCGGCGCCCGTCACTTTGCGACTAAGGACGCCAACGGGCAGACGGTTGCCTCTGTTGAGCTGGTGCATCAGACGCTGCGTACCATCGAATACTTCAAGCCGCAGGTATGGGCTATCGAGAATCCAGTAGGCCGCATCGAGAAGCTGACCGGCCTGACCCCGTGGCGCCTGTCGTTCAACCCAAACCAGTTCGGCGACCCGTATACCAAGCGCACCCTGCTCTGGGGTCGGTTCAACGCCGACCTGCCTATCGCCCCGGTCGAGCCGACTGAAGGCAGCAAGATGCACCGTCTGTATGGCGGCAAGTCGCAGGCCACGAAGAACGCCCGCAGCGTTACGCCGGAAGGTTTTGCCTACGCATTCTTCCAAGCCAACAATGCAGTAGACCACCCTGTCATGGCGATTGCCAACAAGTACGACCGTCTGGATCGTGCGCTGTTCCAGCAGGCGGTTGATGTAGGTATGACCTACAATGAGATGAACTCAGCCGTCGAAGATCCGTACTACATGGATATGGATGACGAGCTGGCTGCACAGAATCTGGTTGATGCCATCGCAGAGAAGACTGGCGAGAGTAGCAGCAACTGGTCTATCGCGCTTGGCCAGAACATCAGCAACGCCGCCAACGACGACGTGCGTCGCCAGCAGATTAAAGAACTGCAGAGCGTCAAGCAGCAGATGTCCGCCATCGAGCGCCGTCTTGCCAAGGGCGAACTCAAGCCTGCCGACGAAGCGATCTACAAGACTTTGTACAATGCCTCAACCCGTCTACGCGATGATGTTAAGTACAGCTACCAGCCTAACAAGTCGCCGGCCAAGTTCCTAGCTGACGCAGCCAAGGCTCTGGCCAACGGTGACATCGAGCAAGAAGTCTTCGACGTCGTGGACTTCATGTACAAGAAGCAGCCGAATCTGCTGGACGGCCTGCGCCTGTCCATCCGCAAGCAGAGGGGCGAGCAGGAGTCCATGGCCAAGGGCCAGTTCAACGGGCTGGCTCGCATCGTTCGCCTGTTCAAAGAAACTGACGGTGTCAAGGATCCGTCCACCCTGCGTCACGAGCTTGCTCACAGCCTTGAGCAGATGATGAATGCAGAGGCGCGCGAGCGTGTTGTCAACGTATGGCGTGACAAGCTGCTGCGGGCGCAGAAGGCAGAGAAGACCAAGGAAGGCAAGACATACTTTGAGAACGTGGCAAAGTACCTTATAGCCCCAAGCCAAAAGACGTGGAACGACGCCGCTCTGTCTATGCCGAACATCAGCTACTACCAGTACATCAGCCCGTCTGAATACTGGGCTGTCAACGCAGAGCCTCTGATGAAGGCTCAGATGGGTGGCGCATGGGCTAGATTTGTAAACGCCGTGAAGGGTATGTACGAAGGACTCAAGAACGTATTTGGGTTCTCCAACAACTACGATATCCACAAGGTATACAAGCAAGTCATCGACGGCGAACGCCTCAGCACGTACCAGCTGGACGACTACTTTATCCGTACAGGATACAAGCCTCTGTTCAGCGCCAGCAAACACAAGAACGTCTTTGGTGGAAAGCCAGCAGAGTCTACGTGGATCGCCCGTGTACCGGGTGAGTTTACGTACAACGGCTTCCTCAAGAAGTATCTGGAGTACATTGCCAACAAGACTCCGGTCGGCAAGTTCATCGACTATCTGCAGTACAACCTGCTTGACAAGTTCGTTGACCTGGCTCGTGTCCAGAAAGCCATCGGCAGGATCGGCGAAGCGTTTGACGCATACATGCGTGAGACCCTGTATCACGGCGCTGTTGCTTCCAAGATGGAAAACTTCTTTGCGTACGAAGTTGTGCCGTTAATGAAGAAGATGGCCAAGTACGGCATCGACAAGACACAGCTGAACAAGTACCTGCATGCGCTACATGCGCCTGAGTACAACGCTCACATCAACGAGATCAACCCGAACGCCGCTTCCGGCATGCCGCTGCACAACCGCGGCTCTGGTATGTCTAACGATGAGGCCGCTGCCTACATGGCCAGCCTGTCGAAAGAAGAGCTTGCCAAGTACAAAGAGCTTGCCGCCATGGTCAAGAAGATAGTACGTGGCACACAAGATCAGCTGGTTGAAGGTCAGATCGAGAAGCAGGACACCATCGACGAATGGCGTCGTATGTTCCCGGATTATGCGCCGCTGTACCGTACAGAGCTGGATTACGCCAACACTTCCGCAGAGATCGGTCGCGGCTTCTCCACCCAGTCAGGGTTTGGCAGGTCGGCCACCGGTTCGCTCAAGGACGTGGATGACATCCTGTCAAATATCACGGCTCAGCGTGAACGTGCAGTTGTGCGTAGCGCCAAGGGCGTCATCGGTCGTACGCTGTACGCCCAGGCTCTCCAGAATCCGAACTCCAAGTTCTGGCTGCCGGTTAACCCGAACGCCGGATCCATCGGCAAGGTCAACCGTGCCTACGCCGAATACCAGTCGAAGCTGGAAGACGCAGAGAACCTGCAGAAGCAGATCGAGAACAACCAGATCGAAGGCATCCCAGAGTCGGAGTATCGGGATCTGATCGACAAGGAACGCCGCGCCCGTGCAAGTGCAACTCGTGCGCTCAACGCTTACAAGAAGGTTATGTTCGACTCCAAGTCGGCAGAGACCAAGCTGAAGGAAGAGCTGCGCGAACTTGGCCTGAACGAGCAGGACATCCTGAACTACATCAGCGAACCTGAAGTTCCGTACATTGATCCGACCACGGGCAAGGTGAAGTACAAGCCAAACACCATGGCTCGCAACAGCGACTCCGTGATTGCCATCCCGGTTAACGGTGAAACCCGGTACATCTTCTTTAACCCGAATGATGCCAGCGCCAAGCGGCTTGCCAAGTCCCTGAAGAACATGGACGTGGAGAAGATGGGTAAGCTGATGAAGATGTTCGGCGCTTATACGCAGTTCATATCCAAGGCCAGCACCCAGTGGAACCTTGTGTTCGGCCTGATCAACTTCCTGCGTGACGTCCAGGGCGCCATGCTCAACCTGACTAGCACAGCTATTGCCGGCAAGCAGAAGGACGTGATCAAGAACATCGCTCCTGCGCTCAGAGGTATCTACGCAGAGCAGCGCCTGACTCGCAAGTCCGAGAAGGGCGAAAGCTACTGGAATAAACTGTGGAAAGAGTTCCAAGCAGAGGGTGGCCAGACAGGTTTCCGCGACCAGTTTGCCAAGACCGAAGAGCAAGCCAGCCGCCTAGACAGGGAGATGAAGAAGCTCCAGTCTGGCAAGGTTGTCAGCTCTGTGCGCGCAGCATTCGACTGGGTATCTGACGTGAATGAAACTGCAGAAAATGCGGTGCGTCTGTCGGCCTATGAAGCTGCCAAGAAGAAGTTCATCTCTGAAGGCATGGCTGAACCTCTGGCCAAAGCCAAGGCAGCCGAGCTGGCAAAGAACCTGACGGTGAACTTCAACCGCAAGGGCGCTGCAACCAAGACGGCCAACGCCCTGTACGCATTCTTCAACGCATCTGTGCAGGGTACGGCTCGTATCGCCCAGACTCTGGCTGGCCCGAAAGGCCGGATGATCATGAGCGGTCTGGTAGCTGTCGGTATTGCTGACGCCATAGCCATGTCCATGGCTGGGTTCGGTGACGACAAGCCGCCTGAGTTTGTGAAGCAGCGCAACCTGATCATCCCTGTTGGCGGTGGTAACTACGTGCAGTTCCCGATGCCGCTGGGCTTTAACTTCTTCGTTAACCTTGGCCGCATGGTCACGGAGTACGGCCTGTACCCAGACAAGAGCGGCAAGGATACCGTCAAGAACATAATGACGGCTGCGCTGGATTCGACCAACCCGTTAGGCCAGGGCAACCTTGCTTACATCGTGGCGCCGACTATCGCCGATCCAATGGTAGGCCTTGTGTCTAACCGCGACGCATTCGACCGTCCGATCTACAAGGCAGACCAAGCGACCAACCCGCTGCCGGGCTACATGCGTAAGCGTGAGAGCGCTTCCGATATTGCTACCGGTATTGCATGGTTCATCAACCGCGCAACGGGAGGCACAGACTACATGCAGGGTATCTGGAGTCCGACTCCTGACCAGCTGGAATACATCGGCGGTCAGCTGACCGGTGGCGTAGGTCGTGAGGCTATGCGTCTAGGTAAGTACGCCGGGTCTGTTGGTACAGGCACTCCGTCAGAAGAGCGGGCATGGCACCAAGTCCCGGTTGTCGGCCGTTTCTATGGCGAGACCACTGGCCAGTCGAACGTGTCTGACTCTTTCTACAAGAACGTTACCCAGCTGGCTGAGTACGAGCATGAGATCAAGGGTCGCCGCAAAGACAAGGGAGACGTCCAAGGATTCATGGACGAACACCCAGAAGCCAAGCTGTGGTCGTCGGCCAACCGGATCGAGAACCAGATCTCCGACCTGAAGAAGCGTCGCAAGGAGGCAAAAGAACGCGGCAATGAAGCTCAGGTCAAGAAACTAAATGAACAGATCACCCGTGTTATGGATCAGTTCAACAAGCGCTATCAAGACGCTACTAAAAGGTAGCCGTTCTCAAATAGCCAACCTATAGTTTTCCGGTGAGCGTCCTCCCAGATCTGGAGGCGCTCCTCCCGGCTGAGCTTGGATCCCTGATCTAGCTCTGAGTGACAGCGGAAACAAAGCGCAGCGATACGGTAATCGTGCGCCTTGATACCTTTACCCTTCCCGTCCCTCATCTGATTGCTGTGGGCTGCACACACAGTCCCGTCTTGACTCCCGCAGTTCTGACATGGAGACATCCTCACCAGCTCCATCAGCTTCTTGTTTCTGTACATTTTTCTTTCCAAAGATCCGGTCGTAGTTGTCCCGGTAATTAGAGGAGACAGTCTTGGTCATAATGCTATCCCCGGTGATATCGTTCTTCGCTACCATGTACAACCTCTGCATTCTTCGTAGTGTGAGTTTGGGCATCGTTCATACTTTATCCAGTCTGTTTTGATGAAGACTTGGACAATGTAGAACGTGCCGTCTGGTCTGTATATGCGGTCAGGCGCGTAGTACCCACCGCCTAGACTGGTGCGGTTGTAGCACCCAGGCTTGTCGTCAGACGTCCGCTTGTTGCGCTCGTGCGCTACGTCGTACTTTTCGTCAGCTGGCATCGTTACCCCTTGCTCGGATTGCTGCGGCGCAACCTTCGGCTACATAACCCTTCTCGCCAAGTTCCTCGCACACCTTCGCACACGCCTCACGCTCGGCTAGGACTGCGGCCTCACCGTCTTGCAGTATAGTAATTGATGTGCGTTTGATCTCTTCCTTTGTGTGGGCAGCGACTAGGGCGGCGAAGCGTTCAACAGCTTTTTCTTTTAACTCGTTTCTTTGCTGCGCAGGGTGCATTAGCCCAGCGTCAAACGCCATGCTGAGGATTTCACCCTGCATAAAAATCCTCCGGGTCGTAGCCCTTATCCGCCAGCCAGTTTGCCACCAGCGCGCCAAGCTCGTCGGCGTCTTCCTTCGGGCATTCAAACTCTAGGTATACGGTATCAACCTCTTGCTCGTCTTTGCCCCCGCGGACAGTCTCCTTGTAGATGTCCAGCATTTCGTCCCACATGCGAAATGGATCAAACATGTCCCCCTCCATAAAAGTATTCAACCAGCTTCATAAACCTATGGACATGGCCTTCGCTCTGTTTCCATAGCTCCATGATCTGCGTCTCGTTCATTGCCACATTGCCCAGTACGCTTTTGCGCGCTGCATCATAAAACTTCTGCAGCTCCGCGGCTGACATGATGTACAGCACACGGTTCCCTTCTGTTGTATAGGCAGCCCCGCTTTTGATAGCGAGGTCTGCCACATCGGTTGTCATCTCTTTCCTCTTTTCTTGACTGCGACAATCCCGTTATTTTGCTCCGCCTGATCAAGCATGTCATCAGCAATCTTGAACGACACGACCGGCAGGTCTGCCCCGGTAAACCCGGAGGAGACCAGACCATTCATGGCAAGCATGGCACCCAGCAAGCGCCACTGCTCCCGCTCCTTGGCGTCCATTACGCCTTCTCCAAGGCTTTGATCTGACCGCCCAGCAGGACGTCCAGATACTTACCCTTGACCGCTACGATCTTGGTCTCTTCGCAGGCGTTAACCACGGCCACGGCATCCTTCAATGCCTTGTTGTAACCGGCCGTGAACATATCGCCGCCGTTAAGGTAGGCAACGATGGCGTCACGCACAACCTCTGATGCCTTGCGCTGCTTGCTGTACTCGGCAAGCATGGCGTGGTATTCATCCGGCAGGTACATGCTGAACGGCTTCATATTTTTTCTCACGAATTTCTCCATGCGTTGTAGCTCTTGTGGAGCTTTGTGAATAAGTCGCGGGCTTCGACGCTAGTCTTCAGTTCGCGGCGAGCCTCTATGCCAAGGTAGTCGCACAGCCACTCACGGCATTCGTCCTCGTTGCCGACCTCTACCGCAGCCACGGTAAAGATCCACTCCCAGAACTCTTTGTCGCGGCACAGCATGCCAGCAATCTTGACGGCGTTGTCACCGGGGAACGCAGCGTCACGGTCGAGCGGTTGCTCGTCGTCACCGATGCGAACCATCACTACCATGTAGCGCGAACCAACAAAGTCCCGCATCAGATCTTCTGGAAGATCATCCGGATGTACAGCCAGGTTCAGGACGTAACCGTCCTTGCTCTGGCGTAGACCCATCTTTACCCCTTCAAATTGAATAGACGCTGGAACCATGTCAGATTCTCCATTTGAATGATGCGTTCTTGATGTGACTCGATGATGCGCTCTAGGTACTTGCACTCGTTGATCTGTGCGGTCAAAGCTTTCTGCAGCTTCTTGGCCAAAGACTCCCAGTCAACCTGCGGCTTCGCATCGCGCTGCTTGATGGACTCCTCGATAGCAACAACCAGAGGATCGTTGCCTCGGCCGCGTGGCTTACCTGTTACGGTTCTAACCCACTTGGCAAACGCTTCCTTGTCCATGCTGCTACGCATCATCTTGTAATGATTGATCTCGATGCCGCGGTATGTTGTGTGCTTGCCCATGGTTATAGCTCCCAAGGATCTTTAGATGGGGATGCCGCCACTTCATCTGGCTTCTTGTAGGTATCGACAGACAACGACAGCCAGGGCTGACCGTCTTTTGTTGCGCCCTTCCATGCGTCTAGCTTGATCTCAACAAGCACATCGTTGCGGCTATTGATCAGCTGCTGTAGATATTCGCTATCAACATGAATAGACCCACGGAAGTCAGGTGCTTTCTCGTGTTTCTTAAACTTGTTTACGAACATCGAGCCTTTGTTTGGTTTCTGTGTATAGCCGTTCATTTCAGTCGTTCCTTAGCTTGCTTAAACTTCTCCATCAGATCTGCATGGAGTTCCTTGTCTTCTGTCTGCAGCTTGTCGAAGATTGTGCGGTTGGTCTTGAAGATCTCCAGCACATCGCCAGCGTTCTGTGCCAGCTCAAGCGCCATCTCTGCGCCCTGCTTGGCGGCAGCCGCCCAGCCCTGGCCATCATGGTCGTCGGTGATCTTGATGTTCCAGTTGCCGCCGTTACCCTCAATGGTCTTCTTCGCGGTCTTTGCATACTCTTTCGCAGCTGTTGCGAGCGCCTGTTCTGGTTTTGCAGCTGGCTTCAGCGGTTCGCTGGAGTCCAGGGCGTCATGCTCAACGATTTCCATTGCCGTAACCCACAGGTAGCGGCGCAGGTATGTCTGCACAGCGCCAAGGTTCTGGATCTCATGCGCCCCTTTAAGGGCAGCGGTAGACATCGGGCTGCCAACAACAACAGACTCGCCGCTGTCTGTGTCTGTAATAGTTAAAGTTGCGACATCTGTTCCGAACGAGACAACTCCGCACAGCCCAAGGTTATTGAAAATCTCTTGTGTTGCAGGTAAGAAATCCTCAAGTTGCATATATTTGTATCCGGCAAACTTGTTGTTTCCGGTCTTCTCAATCTTTGTTGACTGGAGCTTAATGCGAGCCTCCATCAGCTTCTTAAGCACACTCATTTTGTTTCTCCAATTTTTTCATTTCACGAATCGCCTTCATCTTGGCTTTTGTTTCCTCGGTGTGAGGAATGCCAAGCCTGTTCTTGTTACCAATCTTAGACAAAGACATGTTGCGCTTAGCCTCTTCGGTAAAAGGCTTTCGTTTCTTTCCTGTCTTCGACTCTGATATTTTTCTACCCCTATCTTCGGATGGCGTCGGTAAAACTCTTCCGACCCATGCGGCTTTCATCTTTGCCTTGGCTTCGTCTGAGTGTTTGTATCCAGTTGTACTTCCTGCAACCGGCTTGATGTTGTACCCATTTGTTACCGGATCAAATCCGTCTATAACAATCTGCTCGTACATAATCAAGTTTTTTGCGTTGCAATACAAAACGGTTTCAAACTTAAACGAATCCTTACCATGCTTGTCATAAGACCGCTGCAACTTCTCGTTCTTATGGCGACCATACTTCAAAGACGAAAGATGTGATCTCCGGCGCTTAACAAGATTTGTTGCACTACCAATGTAGAACTTACCATTGACAATGTTTGTTATCTTATAAATGCCGGATTGCATCACTCACCTGCCTTAGCGTCTTCTACTTTGGCGCCAGCTTGAAGTGCGTTGACGATGTCGTCTTGGGTGGCTACGGCCACGGCCATCTCTTTGCCAGCCACGTGCGATACGGCTTGGCTACGGGTAGATGCGCGCACCAGTACGGCGTTGTTGTTGTAGGTTACTTTGTAGATACGTGTTGCCATGATTGCTCCAATAGTGAAGGTGGACGCCCTGCATTTTCCCGATGCAGCGTC